ATCAGTTGTATATGTCGGGGTGCCCCTGCTGACCAGTGTCATCCATAGGTCGTTCTGCGTATCTGTTCCAAGTGGTAGCCCTATATTTCGGACCGTTCCCACTGCATTGTCGGTATATGACTGATAGTCCGTTGCTGCTACATTAGCTGATCCACAGTGCTTTGGAAGGTCTGCATCCAAAATATCAATGGCCGATCCGTCTGTCAGTGTAGTGGTAGGATTCGATGACCACAGAATCAGTTCAAGGGCACTCGATTGATTATCCAGATCCTGTACTGTGATACCCATAAGCGTTGCCTCCCCTGGAAACAGCAGCATGATATTTTCAATGAATATTTTGTTGCCGATGACATCACCATCAGCGTATGTGGTAGCTGTTGCCCCAAGCTCTGCACCTGTAATCCTGATTACTTTGGTCCGGCCTACGGATGTTCCTATATTTCCCATGATTATTTTATTTAATTTATGTTATCTCCACCCCAAACAGGGTGAAGGTTAGATCATTAGCACTGCTGGTCTTGACAGCCAGGTTACCGCTGCTGTTATCCATGCAGAGGTATGTATTTAAGATTATGGTTTCACCATTACTGATGGATACCCCCCAATATATTGCTGTACCTTCATCATAGGTGGTGCCATCGTCATCACAGTACAGGTAAGCATCCACGCTACCAGCTCCCACATTAGCAATGATAATGGTCTTTATCACCGCAGTGGTATCAGCAGCAGGTGAATAGATGCTGGTTTCCGTTGTGTTCGTTGGCCTTAACTGACCTAGTTGTTTCTCCTGGAATCTGCTCATATCATAAGTGCATATCTTAAAAAATCCCTTCCCTCCCTGGATGCCTCTACTCTATTGATGCGGATCACTTCCTTATTTTCTGCTGTAGTATCTACAAAGTTACTAATATTATCCGATATTCTTATAATCGGCTCGTCATTGTCGATCTTTGCCTCCATCAGCCACTGCCTGTCAGCATCAATAATATTGCCCCTCCTGATGGGTGTGCTGCCCAGGTTCATAAGGCCATTGATTGGCTTGGCCCGGAGTATCAGGTTGCTGTCCACATAGGTGACCACCATCTTTTTTATGCTATCAGTGTACTGATCTGTGACTATCAGGTCGCCCAGCTCCAGGTTGTGGGCCTGTGTGAAGGTGTATTTTATGCCAATAGGGTTGGCATTGACTGCTGTCACCTGATCGCTGGTAAGCCCTGTGTTGCGTATCTCCACTGAATCAATCCTACCATCAAGGTAGTCACTGGTATCTGTTCCCATATACATATCCTCTGCACTATTATCCAGGTTGCCTGTCTGTGCCTGGCTGGTGTCAAGGGTGCCATCGATGTAGATATACATATTTGCACCGTCATAGACAGCTTCAATGGTGGTATATGTGCTGATGGTGATACTGGCGGTGCTGGTCAGGGTGATGTCACTGGCTCCTATGGTGATGGAAAACACTACCTTGTCGGCAGCTGTGATCTTTAAACCATAGCCACCATTTTTATTTATGATGGGGTTATCCTGGCTGGTGTCATAGCGTATATTGGCAATAATATCCACCTTGTCATCACCTCCCAGGTCAAGGACCACCCCAAAGTTCACCGATGTGCTGGATCCATTGAATAGCCCTGCTATGCCAAGTCCTGCACCATCCACCAGGGTGAGGTTGCTCACCGATGTGGAGGCATAGCCATTGGCAGCGAAGTCAGCAACAGAGGTAGCACTGTTCTCATTAAAGGTCCATAATGCCTGTATGCTCATTGAGGGTAGTTTTTAAAGTTCGTAACATTGGTATATTCATCCAGCACCTGTGTGATGCTTCCTGATTTTTGCTGGTAGTTCATGGATTGGCTGTTTATCGATGGCACTGACTGTATCAGCTTGGCGGCCTGGTTGTCATTGGTGTCTGGAGCAGGTGAGCCAACAGTGGGATCCAGGTCTGTAGGTGCATCAATAAAGGGATAGCCCACTGTTATCTCTGCTGTGGCGGTGCCTGATAGCTCGATCAGCTCCATGCTATACTGGTTTTTTATTACATTAAAATTACAATTATTTTGGAAATATTTTTTGCCATCCCTGCTGACAATGATCTTATTAAACAGTATATCACCATACAGTGTGCCCCTCAAATGCCTCCTGTAGGTACCAAAATATTTGGCATAAGGATCAATTATAAAGATATTACTGCTGCCTTTCCATGCTGCCAGGGTTCCTGTGGTGGTGGCATCAAAGGGTGCAGTGGTCACCACCTCACTGTTTGCTGGTACTGTCACTGGTATGCTCGTCACCTGCTGTGGGATGTCATATCCCATATCATCCATCCCTGGAACCCCTGAATATCCAAGTATCACATCACCCACTGCAAAGGTATGGGTATCTGTGGTACTTACGTATTTCGCATATCCATTACCATCATCAGCCACTGATGTGACAGAGAAGGTGGTTGCTGTGCTGCCTCTGTACTTCCATAGATTGGTGGCAAAGTAATCACTGGCTGGTTTGGTGAGAAAAGAATTGCGTATCATCTTATGCGGTCCATCACCGAATTTTGTCTTTATCTCCTTTTTCCTATCCCTGGCCCCTGTGATGGAGCCAACGGTGGTGATGTCTTTTAGCAACCTGTTATCATCAGGCAGATATTCCCAATGCCAGGAGCCATAATATATGTCCTCTGGATAGATCACATGGGTGAATGGATTACCTAATGATACATGAATACTATCCCAAACTATTATAGTCATATTGGGTGCATAGCAGGTGAGGGTTAAATCCACAATATCATTTTCAGGAAATACAGGTAGCTTGATCTGTATCTGTTTATTAATATAATCAAAGATGGCATCTTTTACCAAAATCCCCAAAGAATAGTGTTCAGCATTTAACCAGGCATTAGAATACTCTCCTAATACTATATTTATTGACTTGCCTATCCTTGAAGGTGTAGTTGTCCATACAAGATTACCACTTGCATCCTCACTTAAATAATATGCTCCTGCCTGTATCCTGAAAAAATGCCATAGTGAATATTGAAAATCCCAAAATGCATCTGTTGTAACCCACATACTGGTGACATTATCATAATATTCAAAGCGTGTAATCTGCACCTTTATCAGATCAATGTTAATAGTCAGCAGGGAGGTGTCCACTGTGGAGGTGATCCAGTCCTCCCTGGTATATGTACCCCCTACATTCTCCAATGGCTTTAAATATCTGGATGTGTCAAGGGTGTCATTAACTTGTAGTAGCGTATTCTTATAGCGTAAGAATCCAAAGTCACCAGTGCCTCCATCTTTTGCTATCAGGTTATTGAGGTTCGTTGATACCCCTGCAAACCCGGAGCCGATCCCAAAATGTCCTAACCTGTCCTGTATGGTGGCCTCCTGGTTGTGTAGCTTAAAATCATTATCCACTATCAGATCAGTGTTGGATATTTCCCCCAGATTATACTCATAGGTGTGGCTTATCTCGTTGAATACGTCACTTAACTCCAGCTCTGCATCCTGTAGCAGCCATGTGATACCTGCCTCTGTGTTGGTGATGGTTTCCTGTATTCCCACCGTTCCTGATGAATCCAGTGAGATGGCCCAGGTGGTGGCATCAATACTGTAATCAAGGTAGTTGATAGTGGCTGTTTCGCCCTCCTCAATCCTCATGATATACCACTTGTTATCATTCTGGTACATGGTACATCCGATGGATAGCATCAGCTCTTTTATTACATCATAGCATTTCCATCCCTCTGTGGTATCATCTTTTTTATTCAGGTTCCTGAATGCCCGGAGGTCCACATAGGTGGTATTTAAAAACCCATTAGTAGCCAGGTCCACAATATCATCCTCAATGATGTTGATCAGCTCGTACAGATTCAGCTGGTATGGTAGCTGTGACACGCAGTAGGCAAGGACATTACCGATGGTTTCCCTGCCATCAGCCAGTGCCCCCGATGAATTTAGAAACTCCTGGTATTTGAGGATACCCATGCCATCACCGAATTTTAGGGATATGGGGTAGGGTATATCTACGTAAGGCTCGGAGTAATTTTCAGGGATATATGTGCCCTGCCAGAACAGGTTGCCATCTTTTTTTATCTGTACAATAAATTCCTGTTCCGTTGCTGTGAAAAACTCAGAATACTGGAAATCTGTTTCAGCAAAAAAGCTGATAGTGGCCTCACTACCCCTGACAGGATCGAATAGGCCGCCACCTTTATAGCTGATAGTTAATGGTGATCCTGTGGCACTAACATCGATAACGGATCCCACATATCCATCTTTAAGGACCGATATTCTCCAGACGTTTTCTTTATTGTCGCCAAATTCTAAAAAGTATTTTCTACCGTAGGCCATATATCATGTGATAAAATCCCTGTTAGCTTTGGTCCTGTCAGTGACAAGGATAATATCCTCACCTCTAATGATCGTCTTTAGCTCCATGCCGCCACCCATCATGGATTGCAGTTTGCTTAATGGTGCCACTACTTCCGGTCCTGACGGTGCATCACCGATCTGTGCTATCATGGGAGCTGATACGATTCCACCCTGGGCGAAGGAGGGTATTGGTGTTGCGTTTATGGCTGCTATCTGCATTGCTCCAAGTGCCCCTACTATTGCTGCAAAGGTAATACCCACAGGGGTGGGCAACATTGTCAGGGCACCAGCCACAGCTGCTGCGGTGTTCACCATAGCACCCACCAGGGCCGCCTTCTTATCAGCTTTGGCTTTCTTTTTAGCCATCTGTGCCTTCTTATCAGCCACCTTATCATCCAGTAATTGCATTGCATTGGCATGAGCTGTTTCACTCATCGCTGCCCCATCGATCTTTTCCTTCTCTGATGTGTAATAATTGTCAAGTGCTATCTGCCTGGCTTGGAAGTTCTGGTTGATGATACTGGTCACCTGCCCCAATATCTGCCCTGCAGCTGATGCTATCTTGCCCAGGGTGTTGCTGATCTTTGCCACCATCTGCTCTGCTGTTAATTTGACATTATCTTGCTCTTTGTTTAATTTTTGCAAGGTTCTTATTAATTCTTTGACCACATCACTCTCCTCTCCAAATTTATCAATGGCTTCACTGATAGCACTTTTGGTCATGTCAATCTTACTGGTCAGCACATCCCCTGTTGTGATGCCAAATATCTTGGCCTCTGCATTGACTTTTTTAAATGCTTTTTGTAAAGCATCTAATATTGTGAGGGTTTCGGCTCCAGCACCTGCTCCAGCACCTGCTCCAGCACCTGCTCCTCCTGTTGGTACTGATATATCTGGCTTTACTTCATCCACATCCTCCACAGTATCATCAAATTCCTCCACTGCTTTGGTAGCTTTTTTCACATCCTCCACATATCCTAACCAGGATGCTGCACCCTCCACCAGCTTATTACTAAACTCTGTGATTCCATCCCTGGCATTATTGATGGCATTGGCCCAATCCTCATTAAATAATGATACCACCTTGCTCACCCCTCCCAGGAGAATATCCAGGCCAGTGCCCAATATATCAATCATATTTTTTAGCACCTTGAATAGTATGCTTTTTATCTCTATCCACATCCTATCCCAATCACCCCGGAACAGGGCAGCAAAGAAATCAAAATAGTCACCGATGATAGATAGGTAATTTTTTATAACTCTGAATATTAAACCCCATACTTTTTTAGTATATTTGATATACACATTAAAAGCTGCCAGAATATCATCACCATGTTTGGTCCATACATCTTTCATGAAAGCCACCACATCAGTCACCAGTGCCTTTACTTTTTCCACTCCTTCATTCCATCCATCTACCACCTCATCCCATATCTCTGATCCTGCCCCGGTGGTGAAATATGCTTTTATCTCATCCCAATATTTGTATATCAGGTAAGCTGCTCCTGCCACTGCCAACACTATCAGTCCGATTGGACCAGTGAGGGCAGCCAGTCCTGTCATCAGGGCAGGTAATATAGTGGATATAAGGAATCCTAATACCACCAGCAATGGCCCAATGGCAGCAGCTAATCCGGCTACTATTACAATGGTTTTCTTTGTTCCGGCTGACAGGTTCTGAAACCATGCCACCCCTTCTTTTAATTTATCAACAAGCGGCTTGATACCTTCTGCAATGATGGCACCAAACTCCTCCATTAAGTCACCCATTGACATTTGGAGCTGTATCAGTGGGCCAAGTCCTGACTCTGCCTCTGCTTTAACCACTCCAAACATATTAGCCAACATTTCATTGGCTTTAGATACCATTTGAGATTCATCTTTTACCCCTTTTAGGGCTGGTAAATATCTCTTGATCATATTGGCATCACCATCAGCCAGTGCAGCAGTCATCCTGATAGTGCTTTGTACGCTAACGTTTTGTGCTTTTGCTAATGATATGGCTTGTTTGGCTGCTAGTTTTGCCTTTTCCCCTGTCAATCCCATTGACTGCGCCATCTGGAGTAATTGCAGGGTTTCCTCATCTCCAACGGTGGAAACTTTTTGTAGTTCAGAGGCGAATTTTTTATAGTCCTTCATGGTGGCCTCCACCTCCTGGCCATTAGCCACCAGTGCTGCCCGTAGTTTGTTCTCTGCTTGTATCTGTGTGTCAAATGCTTTGAGGGCTACAGCACCCATCGCAACCAGTGGAGCAGTCACTGCCATGCTCATGGATTTACCCATTGACTGCATCTTTTTGCCAGTGGCTTTCATCTTGGCATTGATGCCGGATAACTTTTTGTCAAAGTCCGTTACATTGGCTCCTATCTTTACTTTTAATTCTGCTATTGTAGCCATCAGTGTACTATTGGGTTAAAAGGAATACCAAGCTGCCGACAGGCCTCCTTAAGCAAGGCAGGGCTGCTGGTAACTTTTTTCTTTATGACTTTCTCGGAGGGTAAAGGGATAATCTGTTGTCCTGACCGTTTCTGGCTTTTCTTTGTGATGTTAGTGTTGTATATCATGGCAATGATCTCCCTTGTATGTAACCATTTTGATTCCTCTTTTTTTTCGTATGCCTGTACCATCAGGTCAAACTCCCGCCAGGTCAAGCTCCAGAACAGGTCCGGGGTGAGGCCAATTTCAAAGGCAGATCGCAGAACACTATCCCAATTTAACTGGCTTTCCTGCGTTTCTTTTTTTTTGTGACGTTGCTGCCCTGTGGCTGTGATGCACCCATCACCTCAAATGCTTTGACCAGCTCATTGGGATCCATGTCATCAATCCAGTCACCTACCTGGTATCTGTTGAAATCCGGCTCATATCCTTTGGAATAGCTACCAGAGGCCAGTCCGGCATATATCAGATCCCTCACCTCTCCGCCAGTGATTTCATTGTCTTTGATCTTTTGCTCACTGAACATATCACCCATATCTTTCAAGGTGATACCCCTGATCTCACACAGTATGGCGGTGGAATTAGTACCGTATTTAATCGGCCTTTTCTTACCGCCTATATTTATTTCTGCTGTTCCTCTAATATTCATTAATAGGTAGCTTTAGTCAATGCACCTGTTCCTACCAATGATCCACTGAATGATGCGACATCTTCCATAGGGGCATCCTGGGACAAACTGGAGAGGTTACAGGTTCCGCTGAATTTGGTGTCACCTGTTGTGCCTGTTCCAAACTCCACTGTTGCTGTAGCTCTGTTGATTATAAGGTCAGCCAGTTCATCAGCTCCAAAGGATGCTGAATAATCTGTCAGTCCTTCAACGTCTATGCTCCAGTCACGTAGGGCAGATAGATTTTCGGTCCATCCTGATGAATCTTTTGTCGTTGCATCGGCTAATGCCTGGTTGATATTAAGGGTTGCCGAAGTGGTATGGGCACATATACTCCCATTTACACGAACCACTAACGTGGTTGCATTTATTTTTGCCATGATTTTTGATTTTTAGTTATTGATTAATTTTCTGCTATAATATGTCTGAAACGGATCAGCCGCCTCACTATTTTACCACCTTCTACTCCCTCCACTATGGATGTTGTATTATCCAGCGTAGTGGTAATAATATAATGGTTTGTCAAAGATAAGTAATTATCTGACCTTGTGCGAATTTGCTCAATAATTTCATTAGCCACATCATCATTATCTTTCCTGCCCCCCTCTGTATTGCCTTGCCTGGTAACCACGTGGAGGGTGATGGTCACCTCCTGGCCATAGGTTGTCTTATCCCCAAAGTCATTAGCTGTGTAGTCACTAACATACATATATGGCTCTGATGCAGTGGTGGGCACTATGTCATAAAAGGGTATAGTGGTGGCATTGACAGTGATGTTGTTCAGCCTGTCATAGTATGCTTTCCTTAATTCATATCCTGCATCTTTCATTTTTTGAACATTTTGCTGACCTTATTATCAAACTCTGCTTTGGCCTTTTGAAAAGCCGGGTTTAAAAAGGGTACCCTGGATTCTACGTCAAAGGCATACTCCACATTGGTTCCCACTATCACCTCCAGAGGGGTAGATGGTTTCTCACTCAATGATCCATCAAATGCTCTGCCAGTATCATCTGTATATTTATGGCTCCCACCACCATAAAATACTGGATGGATAGATGATTTTAACCTGGCAGTGTTCACTGGTATTGGTGGCTTCACAGCCAATCTGTGTATTCTGAATCCTGTTTCAGTTATCAGCTTCTCCAATGCTTTTACCTTACCAGCTTGATATGCTTTGATTTTAGCCACTGCCTCTGTGGCATCTAATTTCACTTTTATATCAGGCATCTACAGCAATTATTTTTTGTACGTTA